ATAACAAACTTTATATTTTTTATTTTTTTAATTTCATTAAATAACAATTTATGTGTTTCTAAATTGAAACCATCTGCATTATATCCAACAAAAGATTTTGAATTTTCTGGAGCATAAGGAGGGTCTAAATAAACGAAATCACCATCCTTAACATTTTTTATTGAATCAGTAAAACTATTATGTTTAAATTTGACATCCTTTATTAAATCACTAATATAATCTAAATCTATTTTGGATATTATTGTTGGTGTTTCTTTGTAATGTCCATATGGAACATTATATCCATTTGGACCTTCGCGATACATACCTCTAAAACAAGTTTTATTAATAAACATGAATAGTGCAGAACATTCTATTGTATTTTTATCCATTTTATTATATTTATTTCTTATCCAATAATAATAACTTTCTTTAGAAGTTTTTGATTCTTCAATAGAAATAGGTTTTCTATTAATTATAGACCCCGTAATACTATTATATTCATTTATATATAAATTAATAATTTTATATAATTCATCTTTATTTTTTTGAATATTTATATATACATTTATAAGGTCACTATTGATATCGTATGCGTAAATTTTATTTTTAATTAGGATTTTATTTTGTTTTTGTAATGATAAAACAGATAACAAAACACTTCCACCACCTAAAAATAGTTCATGATAATTAATCATTTCTGTTGGTATTTTTGAAATTATATCATTGATAATTTGTGTTTTACCACCTACCCATTTCAAGAATGGTTTTTGTAATTTATTATCTGTCATTCTTTATATATCTATATTTTAAATAATCAATTTTTAATTTTTATGTAAAAATGGAAACCAATGTTGTAAATATTAATAATGCAATAAAAAATATTAAATCTAAACTATATATAATTGGATTTTTTGCGACTAATTCATAATAAGTAAACCACGATGATAAAAACATCGATAATCTACCATAATTAATTTCGAGATTACTTAATAAATTTTGTTGTGTGTATGTTAAATTATTATAAGTTTTTACAACTATATTATCGGTATTAATAGTATTTATTTTATTTGTTATATCTGTCATAATTATTAAATGATTTAATTCAATTATAAAAATATAAAATATACAAAATATATAAAAAATAGAATGAATATTATTCATTCCTCCATTAAAAAATGATGGTACTAATTCTTTATTGATTAATAGATTTTTAGAATATAAATTTAAAGCAAGAACAGGATGTATAATTTCGGCAAAATATCTTCCAATAACAGCAAGTATGGCAATTCTACCATGTTTTAATTCGGCATCTTTTAAAGATAAATTATTATGTATAATATATCTTACTAATTTAGGAATTTTATTGTTTTTTAGTATAAATTTTTTATATATTTTTTTATTATTTAATTCAATTTTATTTTTAATATTTTTATATTTTATAATTTTTAATAAATTAAATTTGTTATCAAATATAAAACATTCACTTAATGAAATATATAAAAAAACTAATAATATTTTTTTATTCATTTATTAAAATATATACAAAATATATTTCGATTTTTTTTGTGCATTAAAGTAAAAAATCTTTTGATAATTATATTATAGTACTAATAATTGGATATTTAGTATAGTTTGTATTAAAACTATTTATTTAGTATTTTTCTCAAATAAGTAATAGTATCATTATTAAATTTTTTAAATTTATTATTAACAATTTCAGTTGTTAATTTTTCGAAAAATATATCATTTAATTGATAATTATTATATTTATTTATTTTTTTATATTTTTTATAATTCCATTTATATATTAATTCTTTTTTAATATTTGAAATATCATCATGATACATATATTTATTAATTTTTTTATTTTGAATTAATTTATTAACATAATTTTTTAAATTCTTATTAATATAATAATCATAATTTATATTTTTCCATAAATCGAGGAAATAAGTATAATCATATGTTTTACATAATATAAAATTATTTAAATAATCNATAAATGTATTATTATTATCAATAATTATTAATTTATCTTCAATATTATTTTTATTTTCTANGTTTTTTATAATTTTTGGTAATATTTTTTTGATTAATTTTTTATATTCATTATTACTATTTAAAACNCAATCNTCTCTNGTAAATATTGGTCTATTAAATTTAATTTGTAAATTTTTTTCAATATATTCTATTTCTTTATATGCCCATTTTTTTTCAGATGCAGTATATATATATATAAGAGATTTGGGATATAATTGCTTTATTTTTTTATAAAAATATAAAAAATTAGGTCTAATTAATTTAGAATTAATACCATAAGATTTTTGCAAATGATAATTATTAATTAATTTTATTTTNTTATTTTTTTGTATTAATTGTAAATTATANAAGTCTGCTTGAAAACAGCAATTACCNATAATTGTACCATCTAAATCAAGTATAATTATTAATTCTAATTCTGACATTTAAATCTCAACTTATTATAGATTTAGATAAAATGATAAATGGTTCAGATATTTATATACATTTAATAACTATCTTTTTAATATTTTTATTTATAATTTTATATTCTCTCAATATTTTGATATCAAATAAAGTAAGTATATATTATAAAATAATATCTATAATTATAATATTTATAATTATTAATTTACTTTTTAATTTGATAACAAAAAATATACTTTATTACAAAAAATTTTATTGTAATTTAAAAAATGGAAAAAAAAATATTTCTAAAAATGGTTATATAGTATTACCATATAATGATAGCAATTATGCATTATATAAAGATTAAAAACATATAAAGAATAACATATATATATATATGTGCTCTCATAGCTCAGTCGGTAGAGCGCAAGGCTTTTAACCTTGTGGTCGTGGGTTCGAGCCCCACTGAGAGTATTCATTTTTTTATAAATAATTATATTAATTTATTCTTCCGATTTAAAAATACATGGGAATATTTTTTGAAGACATGTTTTATTTTTTTTTTTATGAAAAGTAATAAAAAATTCATTTTTCTTATATTCACCATTTACGATATACTTTTCTTTCATTATATTTGATAGATTAACACTTATATAATCTATATAAAATAAATTTTATATTATTTTAACAATTTTGCCTTTATAAAAATCAGATAAATCATCTTTAAAATTAAATATTTTTTTAAATTCTAAAGATTTATATTCTATTTTTGAAACTAAGTATGTAATATTATCCATTTCGCATATATATATACTGTAAATATTATCATTAATATTAATATATTCAGATTCTAAATTATTATTAATTTTTTCTATTAATTTCATATCAGTTATTTGCGAAACATTTAAATTATGGTAATACATTTAATAATATTTATAAAAAATATTTCATTTTTTATTGAATATTAGAATTTAATATAATTCCATTATTAATATTAATTGCATTTTTTAAATTTGCATCGTCTATTATAATTTCTTTTAAAGGTTTATTATCAACAACAACTTTGTTTAAAATATCACTAAAACATCTATAAACAATTAATGATAATATATTTGTTGCCATATATCCACTTAAAGATGGTATGTTAGGTACACAATAAATATATTTATTATTATAAATATTATATGGATATTCTATTGTTTTAGGTTTTGATTGGGTTGTCATACCACCTTGATCAATTGATACATCTACAAATATTGAGTTATCATGCATTAAATCTAATAATTCGTTTGTAATAATTTTATTAGTTTTTTTTAAATCAACATAAATACTTCCAATTACAATATCTGCATTTTTCATAATTGTATTTAAATTTGTTTCATTATATTCATAAATTTTTAAAGAATTATTAATCAATTTAATATTTTCTAATTTATTATAATTTAAATCAATTATATGTATATTATTAAAATTTAAATTTAATGCTTCATATAATGCTGCATGACCAACATTTCCAAGACCTATTATAACTAATTTTTTATTAAATATATTTTTATTATGAAAATCATATGATATATTCAAAGCATTTTTTCCTGCAAGAATTGACATTTCTTTTAAAATCGGATATTCATTATTTACTTTTACACTTTCGAGAGCAACACAACACGATTTATTTTTAATCATTATATCTTTTAATTTTTCATTTCCTGCAAAATGAAAAAATCCTATAATAGTTTGATATTCCTTTATTAATGAATATTCATATTCTTGAGGTTCTTTAACTTTAAAAATTATATCAGATTTTTCGTAAATTTCTTCAATCGTATCACAAAATGTTGCTCCTATTTTTTCATATTCATTATTAGAATAATTTGATAATAAACCTGAATTTTTTTGAATATTAACTTCGAAACCTAAATCAATTATTTTTTTAACTTCATTTGGGTTAAAAATAACTCTTTTTTCATTATCTTTTAATTCTTTAGGTATACCAATTATTTTAAACGACATAAAATAATATTATTATATAATAATATTACTTTATATAAAAATAATTAAATTACATGTAGTAACCTTTTCTTATTGTAGACATTTGATGTAATAAACTTATATTATAATTAATATCTGTTATTTTTTCTTTAACTTTTTTATTACTTCTGCATTGTGACACATCAGTACAGCCACAATCTTTATAATTAAAATTTCTCATATGATAAATCCAATTGTAATCACTGTTATTTTGTGATCTGTTAATTGGAGTTTTAAAAAATAATTTACATAGAGTAATCGACAAATTTTTAGTATTTATTTTAATAAACATAATTTCTATACATTCCTATTAATAATACAATAGTTTTTTTTATATTATTTTGTTATATTTTTTTTTCCAACAATTTTATCAACTTTTTTATCTAATAAAATTCTATTTAAAATATAATCGTTATATTTATTTACTGTTATATTTTTGGTAGGTTTATTTAATAATTTGCGAATAAGTGGAAATAAATTCAAATTATATGAATAAACTTCAAAAATATTAATTATAAAAAGTAAAATAAATAATTTATTCATTATTTAATTATTATTAATAAATTTTTAAATACTATTTTAAAAATTATATAAGAATTATAATATATATTATATTGTGAAGAAATTCACACCGCCCTTATAGCTCAGTTGGTTAGAGCGAACGACTGTTAATCGTTAGGTCACAGGTTCGATCCCTGTTGGGGGCGTTAAACTTTTTTTTATATTAATAATTTTGATATTATTTAATAGTATTATGATGTGTTAACTCTTAATTATAATAAAATAAAAAAATGAATTTAATATTAGATAAATTATTATAAATGGATTACAACCAATTTGTTAATTATTCAAATAATGATATATATATATATAAATATATTGGAGATTTCGATAATAATGATATAGAATTATTTAATGAGTGTTATAATAACTGGTATGAAATTTCTCAAGATACTTATAAATTATTAAGAGATAAAATCGCAAAATTAACAGATAATAATATTATGGTTAGTGGATATCTAATGTGTGATAGAATTTGTTTTAAACACAATGAAAAGAATATACATAGTTATATTGTATTTAGAAATAATACAATAGAATTATGGTATATTATTGGAAATATTAATGATATTGTTTATAGTAGAAATTTTAGAAATTTAATTCATTAAAAATGAAGAAAGTAATTCAATAATAGTAAAACCCTTTATATTTTTATATTATATATTTAGTATATCATTAAAAATAAAAAAATGATTATTTTATTTAATAATATATATTATATGTTTCTATAGCTCAATTGGTTAGAGCGTTGGTCTTATGAGCCAAAGGTTGGGAGTTCGAGCCTCCCTAGAAACATATCTGCTTCTATAGCTCAATTGGTTAGAGCGTTGGTCTTATGAGCCAAAGGTTGGGAGTTCGAGCCTCCCTAGAAGCATTATATATTTTTTTATTTTTTTCTAAAATAAGATTAAATAATATTTGTTATATCTTCGTGAAAAGAAACACTTGAACTCGGTGCAATTATAGTTTTTTTTGTTTCATAATAACTAATATATGATGCCATTAAACTAAAATGTGAATCGGAAACTATATTATGTTTAATCATTGTTAATAAAATAAACTCTATTTCCACAATATTTATGTCAAGAAAATATAATATTTTATTTTTATAATTAAATTTATTTTTATTTTTTTTACACCATTCTATATTATTTGAAAAAATTACAACATTTGATTTATCTGTTAAATCCAGTGCTTTATTATAATAAGAAATATTTACATCATAATTAACTTTAATATGTAAAGAAATTAAATCATCGTCTAAACATTCTTTCTCATTTAATTTTGTAAAATAAGATTTTATAGAATTGTAAATATCATAACTGGAATACATATAATTATGATTTGAATAAACCAAATGTCTTAAAAAATTTTTTGTAGAATTATCATTACTATTTAAGTAAATAAATGAATTATATAAACCATTTAAATATATATTGTTATTGTCATTTTTTTGAATTATGCAATTATTGTTTTCAAGTGTTTTAAATTCTATTTCATTATCAATTATATTTAATTTATTGTTAAAAAAAGATGTAAATAGTTTTTTACTAATATTATCATTATTTTGTTTAAATACTAATTTTTTATCATTATTAATAGAATATGTATACGCTGATGCAATATTAAATAATATTTTACCCAATCCGCTAGGAATATTAATAGAAACTACATAAGATTTATCATTATTATATTCAAAATTAAAGTAAGTAAATTGCATTACTTATAATTTAAATATATTAATACAATATAATTTTATATAATTTGCGTATTTTTATTTAAACATATAAAATTTATAATATATATATATTATGAGTTTTGGAAATAATTCAAGAGATGAAATTTTTAATTTAAATAGAGGAAATAATAATAATATTAAACATT